TAGAAAGATCGTAGACATAAATTGCAGTGTTATCTGTCGTAGCCCACTTAGTACCATCCGAATTAAAGAAATTGCCTTGCAAGCGGCCATTCGTAGGTTCTGACAAGGTTATGGCGTTAGAGCTAGTTCGGGAGGTGCTCCCATAAAGGTCATACGGCACATTTATCACTGTCTGTCTAACAACCAATGAATTTCCCTGAAAAGTATAAAGAACCGTTCCATCATCATTCCAACGAGGGAACGCTTCTTGGCCGGTACTAAAACTACCGTCATAACTGGCAGTGCTTAAGTCGAAAGCGGTTGTTAATGACCATTGGTGCATATGCTTCCAGCCAGTACCGATTGAATACTGCTGGTCATGCAACAACTTCGTGCCGTCAGCACTAAAAGTAAAAGACCTGATAATGGGGTTGCTAATCGATCCCCCGGCATTAAATGAGGCCGTTTGAGAGGCTGTGCTGAGATCATAAGGAGTTGTAAGCGTAATCGTGTAAATAAAGGCATTACTGCGACCCAGAAATGCCTTAGTACCGTCATTATTGAAAGCCACCCCTACTTGGGTGTAGTTCCATGTAAACGCACTATTGGTTGTGACGAGATCAAACCTAAAGGGATCTATAGCCCCAACACTAGAAAGCTTTTTAAAAGTCTCGTTGTAGCTATCAACCAGCAATTCGCCTGTGATGTCTACGTCACCTGTGTGGCTAGTGCCTACCTTGGAGTCTAACTGTGTCTGGATGTTTGACGTAACACCGTCTGTGTAATTAAGTTCTGCTGTGGTTGCTGTAACGCCAGCAAGGATGTTTAGCTCCGCAGTTGTTGCGGTTACACCATCAAGAATGTTTAACTCTGCCGCTGTAGAAGTTACTGCCGTACCGCCAAGAGTCAACGTGCCTGATGCTGTCAGATCCGTAAACGTACCAGCCGCCGCTGTAGTACCACCAATAACGCTGTTGTCTACAGTGCCACCAGAGATAGTCAGGTTGTCAGCAACGTAAGCATCTGCAATGGCTGTACCTTGCCAAGTACCTGTAGCAATAGTGCCTACTGCTGTTATCTGGGTCTGAGAAGCATCTACAGACAAAGTATCCCCAGTAAGGGTAAGACCAGTGCCATCTACTAAAGCTGTTTTAGAAACGCTTATAGCCGCACTAGCATTAATATCATCATTAACAATAACACCAGAGCTAATAGCCGCCACGCCTGTGTCAGCAATCGTTATGTCGCCTGATACTACGTTGTCAATCCAAGTAGATGTACCAGTATCGTAGAACAACAATGCCCCATCAGCGGGTGACGTAATATTAGTATCTGAAAGTCCTGAAAGACTAGAAGATAAACCACCAATTTGAGTATCTACATAAGCTTTAACAGATTGTTGAGTAGGTACAAGCGTTGCGCTGTCAGACGCCATATTGTCTTCATCGACAAAAGCCGTAATTGTAATTGCACCATCTGTAAGACTTCCAAATGAAACAGTACCTGTTGTTGTAATATTACTTGAGCCAATATCAATAGCTCCAAAACCAGAAGTAATAGAACCAGAGTTTAAAGCTCCAACAGTTGTAACATTAGAAAGAGTATCTAAAGATGTTTCAAAATAAGTTTCAAAGTCTGTAAGTGCTACTTGCTTCATTGTGCCTGCATCATTTACAACAACACGATCAGCATCAGCAAGCGTTGTAGCTGTGGCGGCTGTATCGCCGTCAATTATGTTTATTTCAGTTGCAGTAGCCGTTACACCGTCAAGGATGTTTAGCTCTGCGGAAGTAGACGTAATTGCAACACCACCAATAGACAGAGTAGAAAAATTACCTGTAGAGGCTGTAGTAGCGCCAATAGTTGTGTTGTCTATAGAACCTGCATTAATGTCTGCTGTATCTGCAACAAGACTATCAATGTTTGCAGTACCATCAATATAAAGATCTCGCCATTCTTTTGAAGCACTTCCAAGATCGTAAGTGTCATCAGTGTCTGGAGTAATGCTAGAAGCTACATCTGCCGTAAGCGTAATGCTATCTGTGTCGGCATCACCAAACGTAAGATTGCCAGAAATCGTTGCATTACCAGTTACTGTTAGATTACCACCAATAGAAATATTACCAGTAGTTGTAACTGAATCAATGTAAGCATCTTTCCAGTACAATGAAGACGTTCCAAGATCTACGTCACTGTCTGTGACAGGAATCATAGCGCCATCTTGAATACGAATTTGTTCTACTGCGGCACTAGAGACTTCTACATAAAAGCCCCAACGATTGTTTGTACTATCAACTACAATTTTATTATTAAAATCTAAGTCACCAATCGTATGAATATTGCCGCCTTCTCCTGCTGTGCCATCATGTCTATGGCCTGTAGAAGCGGCAGAAGTATTTGAATACGCAAAGGCGTTTAAAAGCTGATTGTACTCGTCGTTAAATAACGCGGCAGTAATTGTATCGCCATCTGCAAATGTACTTTGTCGTGTATAACTTTGGGCCATTATTATCTCCTACCTGATGGCATATAATCTATGTAGAAACCATTAATTGCATATGGGCTTCTAGTATCATCTGACCTAATTCTAAAGCTTACGGTATGTCCACTACCTTCTACTGTTTGTCTAAACATAGGATCAGCACTAGCTCCAAAAGTTGCTGTACCAAAAATAGAGCTTCCAAAAATAGCAGGAAGCGGAATATCAGAAAGCGTATAATCTGAAGGTTGTGGTATATCTACGTCTTGATAGTCATACCGCAACCTTAAAACTGGTTGCAAATTACCTTCGGGTGAAAAAGAAGTACGCACATATTTTAAAGTTTTTCGTGTGCCTATATCACCACAATCAATATCTGGAGTTTGATAAGTTGCAAAAACATTAGCTTCTGAACCTGCGTGTAAAAAAGAATCGCCTGTATCGTGGTTATAAATATACCCGTCTTTATCGCCATGATAAGCAACTTCTACGCCATTGCTGTTAAAGCCCGATGCAAAACCCAAAGCCTGAATACCTTTTGTTTCAGACCATTCAAAACCTTGACCTGTAAAGGTTCCAATGATTCCTTTTGCTTCACTAGGATTTTGAGCAATCGTAGAATAAAAAAGTCTGTATTGTGATTTAGACCGCAGTACATCACTTGTAATAATAAAAGAGCTTGTAGATGTAGTTAAGGCTGTTACGATCTCTTGAATCTGTCTTGAAATAGAGCTTAACTCTACGTCACCAATTCTTGCTGTACCCGCAACAGTACGAATACCATCAGGGGCTAAGAATACTAGATCACCTCCAAATTCTTGAATACTATATCCATTTAGACAGCCTACGTTTTCTGTAATGGGGTCTATACGAACATTTTGAGGATCATTAATATTTATAAGCTTGTGAATACTGTTTTGCGTAAACACAATTAAGTTTTCACGAAAGCCTTTAATACCTTGTACTTGGTCTGAAATTGCTACTGCGCCTGCACCAGAACCACCAAAATCTGTAGCATCGTTATAAACACTATAATATACAGTATTTAAATTATTGCCTACTCCAGAAGCAATAAGGTGATGGTCGTGGACTGTAATGTATTTAACTGCGTTTGTACCGTCTACAGCTACTTCTTCTGCAAAAAATGTACGAGTGTTTAAAAGTCCCGTACCCTCCATGCGAAATATATATAGTTTGTTTGCACCGTCTGCAATTACAAGCTGACCATAATTATATGCCGCGCCTTCAATCAGCGCAAACTGACATTGGCCTTGATCTGTGCGTGTTAAAGTTGATCGGCCTGTAAAAGCTGTATAATTATCACCGCTGTTTGAAACTGCACTTCTATTTATTTGTAGCCACGAATCGCCATCATTACTAAAAAAAATATCTGTACCAGAACACACAACAACCCCATCACCGTAAGGCTGAATACCCAAAACAGCATTAGAACCATTTGGGCGAGCAGTACCATAGGCTGTAAATCCATTTATTCGTCTATAGCCTCCGTCTGGGTCTACCTCAAAATTTTCTAGTACTTTTGCAAAACCGGGGTTGCCTAAAATCTCAATAGAGTTTAAGTTTGTATTCAGACCGCCTTTGCATGAAAAACCAAAAGCCTGAGACATTAGACAAGCCTCATGCGATCATCTTTGATATAGTCGGGTGTAGGCATCATCAAAGCATTTTTCATAAGCCGTAAGCCTCTACGATAGTCTTCTAAGGCTAATGCGGCTGGCTGAATGTTTTCTTTAAACTGATGCACGTAGTATCTAGCTCGTGCAAGCAACACAGTTTTATATACATCTGGAAAAACAATTACGTCGCTGTGGGCTGATAGTTCTGTAGCTTGATTAAACGCAAAGAAATGAATACGATATACTTTGTCAGGTATCGGACTTAATCCAAAGTTACGTCCATCACTACTACGAAATACTCTTTTTGGTTCTCCACCATTAGCATTTTCAGCATCATCAGCATTTTCTTTTGCACGATGATAGTCTTTCCATTGTTCTAAAGTAATAAACCTTAAATTTTTACTAACGTAAGGGGCTGTTTCGCCTGATACACCCACCGTAGTCAAATAAAAGTCATCCCAATCTATATAGCCATAATCA